GACCAGCGCGGTCATTGTGGCCGGCTTCACATCATCCGGGATAGTGCCGCTGCCCACCATAATCTTGGAAATCGGGAGCTGCTGCCCGGCAACCAGCTTGGCAATCAGCTCTCGGCCGCTGTCAGTAACAACAAAGCCATAGTAGCTCATAACTCATCCTCCTCAAGTTCAGGCAGTTTTGTCTGCGTGATGTTCTGTGCAGCCGGGACCGGCAGCACAGTGTCGATGAATGCTTCGCCGGTTTCAATCTCCGGCAGGGTCGTTGTCGTATAGCCCCGGCCCAGAATGCCCTCGACCGGCACATCTGCGACCATTTCAGGAGCCGCGGTGTTCGCCACCACCAGAATTGCCACACCCGCCGCCTTGATGAACGGAGCGTTCAGCAGTTTTGAAACGTCAGCCTCCGGTGTCAGGGCATCGGTTTCAAAAATCATGGTGGCCGGGATGGCCGGGTCCTCGCGGTAATGCAGGGGCTTATCCCAAAACATTTTGAACGCCCGGATGATGTCATAGTAGGTGCAGTTGTTGGTGTTCTTCCAGATTTTGTATATCAGGTACGTCCGGTAGGCATCATCATCCAGTACATACACAGATTCTTTGGCGCAGGCCAAAGCACCGGCTTCAAGGCGGGTCAGAACCGCATTGTCACCGATGCCATCAAGCTGCTTCCCAACTGCGGTCTGGATATTCCGCTTGTCGCGCAGGTCTTCGTAGAACTGTCGAACCTCGTTCAGCTCATCACCAACGGCCTCCATGAGCGCGTCGATGACCGGCTTGCCCTTGAACTGCTCCACAAGATCATCCCGGAGCTTCTGGACGTAATCAGCCATCCATGACCACCTCAATCCTGTTTTCGTCCGTAACGGCCCGCTCCCGTGCCGAGATGGACACGCTGCGCTGGGTGTAGCCAGTGGGCATATCGCCGTCATTCGGTGTTGCAAACAACCATACGTCGATGTAGTCGATGCCAGACACCTGAAGGTTGAACTTCTGCGGGATGACGTTCTCGCCCGCCCCCAGTGCGCTCATTTTCTCCAGAATCTGCTCTTTGACAAGCTCGACATAGTTGGTAGGCGGATTTGTGTTCGGGCTCAGAGTGACGCCAACCTTGAACCAGACCTTGACGTACGTCGGCCGGTTGAAGCGCACCACGATGTCTTCGCCGTAAACGCCGTGCAGGGTGGTTTCTACTCTGCCGAAAGTATTGATGCCGCCTGCCTTTGTGTTCAGGATTTGCTGGGCAATTTCCGTTGCGTCGCCGCCCTCGACTACAACTTCGATGCTGTGCGGCCACCGGCCGGCAGAATCGACTTCATTTGTGCAGTTTTCATAGGGAGCTACGCTCACCACACCCTGCACATTCTTCAGGATGGCGCTCTTGATGCTTTCCAGCATGGCAGACGAGCGGTTGTAGATTTTGTTCGTGTAGGACTTTCTGAACTCCACATCACTCTCTGCGAGCTGACCGGCAACATAGCTTCCCACGTTGACCACGGACTCCATGCCCGGAACAGCTTTCGTGATCTTCGTGATTACGCCATTCGGAATGAAGATGTCGCCCGGCTCGGCAGTCCCGAATGTGACGATGCTGCCCACGGAAACAGTGGTCAGGTTTTCGGACAGGACCAGCGTATTGGAGCTGGTTTCATCGACCGCCTCGATCACGATGGTGTCGTTGATGACCGTCACATGGAAGTCCTTATCCGTGATGGCTGTTCCCAGAGCCTCTAGGGCTTCGCTGGTGCTTTGTTTGGGGTCAGGGGTGATGGTGTATAGGTTTCCGTTAAGAGCCACCCCAAGGGCCGTTGTAGCCGCCGGTGATGCAAGGATGACGGTGGCCTTGTTGAAAGCCGACCTCGTGATGGTTGCATCTGCGGTAGCTGTCAGACTGGTTGCCGGGTTTGTGTCGGATGCAATCACCGTTCCTGCCGGAATGGTTGTTCCGTCCAAACCCGTGCAGAGGATGCTGTAATAGGACTTCGCTGCCATTTCACGGGTGGAGCCGCCAAACTGTGCAGCATAGTCCAGACTTACGCCGGTGGCGCTGGATGTGTACTGCGAGTGGTACACATCTACGCCAAATTCCCACAGCTCTGCAATCTCATCTGCGACGTTGGTCAGAATGTGATTCAGCAAAGACTGCGGGTTCTGCCGGGTATTTACGCCGAGGCGGTCCGTCATCTTGCTGTGCATATCCTCAAGGATGACATCAAGGCGTTTCGGATTTGGCCCCTGCGGGGTCAGGCCATATTTTGCCACGGGATTTTGACCTCCTCTCTAAAGCTGTCCTCATCCGTGTTGAACGTAATCTCCACGGATGCCCTACGGCTTTTCTTGTCGATGTTGAACAGGATTTCCGATACATCCGTCACTCCATCAACAGACATCACGGTTTCCCGGATAAGATGCCGGAGTTTGGACTCATTCGGATTTTTGACCAGCAGGTTCTCAAAGTACGGAAAGCCGAGCGAAGGCATCAGCCGCCACTCTCCAAAGAACCAGAGCAAACGAATGCGGACAGCCTGTACGATGCTGTCCGTAGCTGAAATGTCGCCTGCCGCCGAGAGTTCTAAGTCCCCGGTGGCATCGAGCTTCAGGTCTATCACGCTTTTCCCTCCTTTACTGCGGCTTCCCGGTCATGCCGCCGCTGTCGCCCCTGTGGACGTGGTTTGCAAGGCTGATACTGCCGTTGGATGCCTTGACATCATCCCTTGCGGTGATGCCACCCTTGACCGTGAGCTTTCCGGTGATGTCCACGCCGTCGGGCGAAATTGCCAGCACCGTGCCGCCGACTGTGATCTGCACAAGGCTCGGCTCCACTTTGACCTTGGCCGAACCGAGAGTCAGTTCTGCGGTCTTGGGCGTGATTTTGGCTTTTGTGTCGCCTGCGGCAATGGCTACGGCATCCTCATCGCAGGCGAGCTGCATGGTGCTGTTGCCGCCAGATGTGAGGTTTGGAATGGCAATGGCGTTGGTCAAGTCGAACTTCAGCTTGGTGTCAGTTTCCTTGCCGTACATCCAGTAATCGAGCGCCTGTTCGCTGAAAACCAGCAGGCATCCATCGCCCTTCTTAATGGGCCATGCAATCGTGACGTTCTTGCTCTGCGGAAACATAACCGGGACCCCGGAGATTTCCGGGAAGTCCATCGTGCTGCCATCTGGCTTTGTGAACTTTGCTTTCGGCAACACGGTGGCGACGCCCTTGCCCGGGTCGTAGCTTTTTATCTCGCCCGGCAAAGCTGTGTGCATATCGTCTGTTGCGCTGCGAGCAGTCTTATTGATCTGGTCAACAAACTCCTGCATCATTTTTGCTTCACCTCCAGCAGACGAGCTGTACAGCTCCATGAACCTTCCATGTTGTCGCCCTCAATCCTGACGGAGTAGACCCGGAAATACCCCTTGACCATCTTGCTATTCAGATACACATAATCGTCCAGACCGATGGCGGCGTTCATCAGGTACTCCACGTCCCAGCCGTAGCTGTACCCCTTGTCCTCGTTGGAGATTTGGACACGCTCAGGGAGGCCCAGCAGGCCGGTTTCTGCCGACAGCTCATACACCTCGCGGCTCATGGTATCGCCCGGCTTTTTGACCTGTAGGACGCCGTTGTTGATGCTCCACGTCAATCCGCTGGTTTCGCAGGCTTTCGTCAGCACATTTCTTGCCGGGCCAACATAGCTGTAGCCATTCGGGATGTCCTTGAACTCTGCGTTGTAGGAGAAAGAAACCGTCACGCCCATCTGGTCTGCGGTGTCCTGTATCAGGGTTTTGCAGTTTACAGCCCCGGCATAGCTTACGGAAACGTAGGTGTCGCGGACTTCAATGCGGTTATCCACCAGCTCGATCTCCGTTGACCTGTCTGCTCCGTCAGCTTTTGTCGTAGCAAATGTGACTACGCCGGTGAAGATGAGCGGACGGGTGTTGCCATACCCTGCATGGAGCACGACCACGCAGTCATTTTTACTCAATTCTGCGAGATGTTCATCGCTCAGGTTCCAGATGGTCACTTTTGCCGTGTTCTGGCTGTTGGTGTCAGCCTTTTCCGCTGAGAACGAAACGTGCAGCGGTCGCTTGCCGCCGCCTATTTCAAATCCGGTCGAGCCTGCCTTTCCAGCGGATAAGCGGTACTGCCTGTCAAAATTCTTCACAGCATCCTCCCCTTTCGATGGCAACAAAAAAGGCTGCGTTTCCGCAGCCCATAAAGGTTTCTTACTTTGCCTTGCTGATTTCCTTCTTCAGCAAAACGCATTCCAAGATGATATTGTCCAGTCTTTCGATGAGCGACCCGCCATCTGCCGGAACCTGCTCCAGAAACCGCTTTGGATGGACTTCCACAATCGTTACGTCCTGCTCCTGCTTTTCCTTCTGCTGGGGAGGCTTGTTCCATCCGGGGTAAGCCCGCGCAACTTCCTCGCCCATTTCCTGTGTTTTCGGGATGACCTCATCCTCCAGCCAGCGAATCGCCGCATACGGAGCCGGTCTGCGGCACAGGAGCTTCACGGCGTTCTCAGCACTGAAGCAGGTGAACTCGCAGCGGCCTTTCCGCATCCCGTTGTCCCAAGGCACCTTCCGCAGCACGGAGTCGATACGGTTCACTCCCTTGTTGCCGCCGGTGACGGCTTTCCTCGGCTGCTCATACCCGGCAATCGCAGCGAGATCAGGCCCGCAGAAGAACGGGGTTCCGTCCGGGTCAAACACGACCCGGAGTTCCTGACGTTCCGGTGTCGTGAAAATCACGCAGTTGTCACGCATTCCGCCCACCTCCGTAGAAGCTGTTCCTCAGCCCGTCATTGCGGGCTTTGAAGATTTCCCGGAGAATCACAACGGCACGTTCCGCCTGCTCCAGCTTGCCATCCGCAAAGTTGCTGTCTACCATGTCGATAGCGACACCGACATCGCCCATACGGATGACCTCACGCTCAAGGTCCATAGCACTCATATCAGCACACTCCTTTGTCTTGCAAGAAGCCCGCTGACATGATATAATCGTGTCAACGGAACTTCTCAGGATTGTTCCGGGCAAGATGTAGGAACCAGCGGTGCTTTTGGACGA